GTTTTGGACATGGTGTGCGGTCCTTCGGGTGGGGCTCAAGCGGATGCGCCCAACGGGCGCACGGCGGCTGAGTCCGAGGGTTACTCGGGGGCCTTCTCTTCCGACTTGTCGGGAGCCGCAGCTTTGGCCTTCACGGCCTTGGCGACGCCGTCTTCGATGGCTTGGGCGGCGCATTCTTCCGTCGTCTCGACGGGGTCGTCGCCGGGCTGGAATTCCTCGACATGGATTCCCTGGTGGGCGAACTTGTAGGGCTTGTGGAACTTGACAAGGGGCATGGCGTGCTCCGGTTGTGGAGTGAGGCGTCAGGCAAAGAAGAACCGCCCCAGCGGTGGAGGCTGGGGCGGCTGTTAAGCCGCGCGAGGCGGCATCCCTGGAGACAACCGGGTCAGGACGTGGCGAACTTGATGAGCTTGATGGCCTCGCTGTTGACGACCATGCCGCCCACGCGCTTCGTCGTGTAGAAGCCGACGTAGGGCTTGTTGCTGTACGGGTCGCGCAGCATGCGCATACCGATGCGGTCGACGATGGTGTAGCCGCGCTTGAAGTTGCCGAAGGCGATGGACAGGCTGCTGGCGGCCTTGGCGGGCATGTCTTCGGCCTCGGTGACGCCGTAGCCCAGCAAAGCGATGCCCAGGCCGTTCTCGGTCAGGCGCGGCTGCCACAGGTATTGGCCGGTGGTGTCCTTGAGCTTCATGACCTCGAACAGCAGGCCCTTGTTCATGACCCACTGCGAGCCGGCACGGTAGCCGGCCTTGAGCTTGGCCAGGGTGTCGTAGAAGATGTCTGCCTTGTTGCTGGCAGCAAAGTCGCCGGAGACGCCGGTGGCGATGTGCTCCAGCGTGCCGAAGGCGCGCGAGGAGTCGGCCGTGGCGGCGGTGGTGTAGGCCAGGAAGCCCTTGGGCTTGTTGGTGCCGTTGCCGGACACGAAGGCGGAGCCCTCGGCCACGGCGAACTCCTCCAGCAGCTGAGACTGAATCTCGGCCTCGACGTCGAAGAAGAGATCGTCCAGCGCCTGCTGCGTGATCTGCGGGTTGGCGTAGAGCTCGCCCATGAAGACGGGCACCTCGGCCAGCTGGCTGGTGTTGGTGGCCGTGCGGGCCGCGGTTTCACCGACCCAGCCGGAGGCGATGCCGTTGACGTTGACCAGCTTCTTGTAGTCGCTGGTGCCGGTGCGCACGACATTGGCAAGGCCGCGGATGGGGCTGATGTCGCGCTGCAGCTTCTCGATGTCGCGGTCGATGTCCTCCGGCAGGGCGTAGCCGCCGTCGGCCGGGGTACCGACACTCCAGGCCTTCTTCTGCAGCTCTTTCAGCTGGGCATCGTCATCGCCCTTGCGGACAAAGCGATCAAAGAAGGCGGTCTTGTAGGCAGCCTTATCGGGGTTGCCCTTGTGGCCGCCGCCGAGCAGGCCGGCGACGTTTTGCTTGGACTCCAGCAGCTCCAGATCCTTCTTCAGGTCGAGCGCCTTGGCGACGTCGGCCTGGATGGCGGCCAGCTTGGCGTCGGTGTCGCCGGTGGGCAGGCCCTTTTCGACCTTGGCCAAGCGCTCGTCGTTAGACGTCTTGAAGTCCTCGAAGCGCTGCATGATCTTGTCGAGCAACTGCTTGACCTCAGTCGCCGCCACGGGGGCATTGGCCAGCAGCAGTCCGGTGGCGAGCTGGTCCCCGCTGAGGTGGTGGCCGAAGGCGATGACCATCGGCAGGGAGACGAGGGCCACGACGACCAGGAGCGCGATGCGCGTGATGTTGCGGGAGAGTTTCACGATGGGTTCCTTTCGGGCATGAAAAAGGCCGCTCGAAAGCGGCCTGGCGGGTGGTGGAAGTAGCGGTCAGGTGAGGGATGCGCTCAGGGCTTTGAGGCCCGGGAGCAGTTCGCCCAGCTGATCGGATTCGCTCCGACCCGCGAGGGACTTGTGCAGCGCGTCAAGGCCCGCCAGCAGGTCGGCGTCGTGCTCGGGCTCAGCCCGGGCGGACAGCGACTTGATGTGGGACACGAGCGCCACAGCCTCGGCCTTGCTGAAGCCACCTGCTTCGCGCAGGTGGCGTTCAACGTCGGCCAGGGATTCGAGGGCAGCCAGGCGGGTTTTCACGTCGGTGACGCCGGCCATGGGGTTCATCGGGAAGGTGACGATGGAGCCTTCGTAGAGGTCAACGCGCTTCAAGGTGCGCACGTCGGTGACACGGTCCCAGCTGTCGTCGCGGCTGACGTAGCCGATGGACATGCCGTTGATGGCCTTGGCCTGGAGCAGCGCCCTGGCCTCTTTGGCGCGGGGCACATCGTTGACGAGCAGGCGACCCTTGACCCACAGGCCGACGCTGTCTTCGCGCATCTCCAGGAACGGGCCCAGAGGCTCGCCGGTGCGGTGCTGCCAGAGCACCGGGGGCAGCGCACCCTTGGCCTTCCAGGCCGCGAGGCTGTCTGCGAAGGCGCCGGGCAGGATGACGTCGCCGCCGAGGTCGACGTTGTTGAAGACGCTGACGTAGCCGGAGAAGGTGCCGTCGTCTTCGATGGCCTTGAGCTCGAAGGGGCGCTCGATGTGCTTGAGTTCCATGGTGGCGGGCTTTCAGGCGTCGGCCGGGGCCGGTTGTGGGGTGGCGCCGGTGGCGAGGTTGACCGGGGTGAGAGGCTCGTCGAGGCCGGGCAGCGGGTTGAGGTCGAGCATGTCGCGGGCTTCATTGCGGGTCATGACGCCGCGTTCGGTGAGGCGGCCGATGTACTCGCCGGTGTCCTTCATGGCGCCACGCAACAGGCCCACGGGGTTGAGGAAGGTGTAGTAGCCGGCCTTGCGCTCATCCTCTGTGAGCAGGAAGACGTCGGCGGACTGCTCGATGCGCTCGTACCAGGGCAGCAGGGTGTGCACGACGTGTGCGATGAACTGCTGCTCGACGCTGGCGTAGGCGGTGGCCTTCTCGGTCTCCATGGCCATGACGGGCTGCACGCGCATGGCGCGGCAGATTTCACGGATCTGGAAGGCGCGCGTCTCCAGGTGCTGGGCGTCGACGCTGGATAGGGTGAAGGGCTGCCACTTGGCGCCGTTGTCGAGGACCAGCGGGGCGGCTGAGCCGGCCTGCTTCTGCAGCCAGGCGGAGAGGTCTTCGTACTGCTTCTTGTCGAGCTTGCCATCGACGGACCAGGCGCCGGAGCTGCGCACGCCTTCTTTGTGGAGCTTGGCCTGGGTCTCTTCGGTGGACATGGCCAGGCCGATGGCTTCGCGGGCGAGCTTGCGCAAGCCGATGGCCGTGAGGCCGTTCCAACTCGGCCCGCGGACGTGCCAGACGTCAGACTCGGCGAGGGCGCGCTCGGTGTGGTCGCGCCCGGTGACGACGTAGCGCAGGGTGCCGTCGTCGGCGATGTCGGTGCGGATGCGCTGGGGCTCGATGAGCACGAGCTCACGGATGCGGCGATCAGCACCCACGCGGCTGATGTATGCGAAGGCGGCACCCTGGTCGCTGGCCAGGATGTGCAGCAGCATGGTCTCGCGGAAGGCGAACGAGGTCTGCCAGCGGTTGGGGCGGCGGTGGAGCACATCCCACAGCGCGTGGCCTTCGGCGGGCAGCCGGTCGCGCTGGCCGGGCACCTTGCGCATAACAGTCCAGGGCACTTGGGCAACGCCTTCGGCTATGACGCGGACGCAGCACAAGAAGGCCGTCACCTCCAGCGCAGTCTCACGGTTGACACTGGCTCCGCTCTTGGTGGCGCCGCCGCCGAAGACGCCGGCCAGCAGCTGCGCGAAGTTGGCCGCGCTGAACGGCGTGGGATTGCTCTTGCGGCTGAAGGGCCAGAGGTTCACGCGGTCTCCCAGAAGGATTTGCCCTCGTCGGGCTTCGCCGCACTGCCGTAGGCCATGACGGCGGCGACGACGAGGTCGATGCGGCCTGTGGCCTTGACCTTGTTGAGCTTTCGGTTGCCGGCGGGGTCGCTGTCGGTCACGGCGTTGGCGGCGCACCAGGTCAGCACCGGGTGGCCGTTGTGGGCGACGGTGCGGTTGAGGATGGCGGTCTCGAAGGTGTCGAGCGCGGGGCTCATGTCCTTGAAGCCCTGCCCGAAGGGGATGAGTTCGGGCAGGCTGATGCCGTCATCGGCGGCCTGCTGCTTGAAGTCCTCCAGGCGCCAGCGGTCGGCGGCGATGTGCTGCACTTCGAACTCGGCGCAAATCTGCGCGACGCGCTGCAGGACGTGGCGCTTGCTGATGGCGGCGCCGGGCGTGGTTTCGAGGTGGCCCTGCTTGACCCAGGCGGGGTAGTCGACGCGGTCGCGGTCGGCGCGGTGGCGCAGGGTGAAGTCGGGGCCGCCCTCGGGCAGCCAGGCCCATGGGAGCATGTGCCATGGTTCGCCGGCTTCGGCCGGCTCGACGAGCAGGATGAAGGCAGTTAGGTCGGTGGTGCTGGAGAGGTCGAGCCCGCCCCAGGCGCGGCGGCCGCGCAGATCGGCAGCGGTGAAGTCGCGCCGGCAGGGCTCCCACACGGCGGCGGACAGCCACGGCGAGATGGCGGCCGTCCACTGGCAGAAGTTCAGGCGCCGGACGATGGCCTCTTTGCTGGGCATGCCGCGGGCCTCGGTGACCTGCTCTCGCAGGTACTGATAGCCGGGCAGGTTGGCGAACTGCAGCGAGGGGTTGGCCTTGGGCCAACAGGTCTCGTCGGTGATGGGGTCGTCGCCTTCGTCGAGGCCGCACACGAACGAGAAGAAGGCGTCGTCGACCTTGGCGCCGGCGGCGACCTGAGTGGCGTAGTCGTGCATCAGGCCGCAAGGGGTGGTGAGGCCGGCGCCGCTGTTGGTGATCAGCAGGATGAGGGCTTGGCGGCGGCTCTTGGTGCCGGCGCGCATGAGCTGGTAGACGACGTCGGTCTTGTGCTCGTGGTACTCGTCGATGAGGCCGATGTGTGGCCGCGGGCCGGACTGGCCTTCATCCGCGGCGATGGGGCGGAAGAAGCTGGCAGTGGCGCGGTAGGCGAGGTTCCAGGTGGCCTCGCCCACACCGGACTTGGTGAGGCGGGCTGCAAGCTCGGGCGACTGGTCGGCCATTGCGACGGCGTCGCGGAACAGGACCATGGCCTGGTCCTTCTTGGTGGCGGCGGCGTAGATCTCGGCGCGGGCTTCGCCGTCGGCGGTGAGGCCCTTCATGCCGACGCCGGCGGCCAGGGGCGATTTGCCGGAGCCCTTGCCGGTTTCGACGTAGGCGACGCGGAAGCGGCGCGGGAAGTCGAGCGGGCCGACGCGGCGGGCGCGCGAGCCGTCATCGCGCAGCCAGCCGTAGAGGCTGCCGACAACGAACGCCTGCCAGCCCTGGAGGATGAAGGGCAGACCCTCGAAGTCGCCACCGTTGAGGCGCAGCACTTCCTCGAAGAAGGCGATGGCCTCGGCCGCGGCTTCGGCGGACCAGATGAGGCCGCGCTCGGCGCCGGTTTCGAGGTCGGCCAAGTGTCGACGGCAGGCGGCGCGGACGTGCGGGCCGGCGATGGTTTCGCCCGCGAGCACGCTGTGCGCGAAGGCGGTGGCGCGATCGACCGGCGCGGCAGGCTTGCGGCGCGAGCGGGCAGGCTTGCGCCCGGCCGTCACCCAGGCCGGGCGGTCGAGGACTTCGGCGGTCACTTGAAGAAGCGGGAGGTGCCGGCGGGCTGGGCGTTGTCGGAGCCGAAGAGACCCATCTGCGGGTCGACCATCACCTTGGAGCGGCTGGCTGGGTCCATGCCAAACTTGGACATGAAGCCCTCGGCACGCTTGGCGAGCATCTGCTGGGCGACGAGCAGTTGGTCGAGCATCTCGGCGCCGGTCTTGCGGCTGGTGGTGACGAAGTCGTCACCGCGCTTGGCACGCACGTAGCGGTAGTCGGCGATCGCGTCGCACAGGATCTCGAAGGCAACCTTGTCGGCGACGGTGAGCACCTGGGCCTTGCGCAGCATCCAGGCCAGCTCGCGCCAGACGAGGGCGGAGCGCTCGGAGAGGTGCGCGGGGGGATCGAGGTCGCTGAGCAGGTCGAACTCGGGTTCGTTCGAGTTGCCGGCGCGCTTGCCGCGGTTGCCTTCCAGCGCCTTGAGGGCGGTCGGCTTTGCTGGCCTGCCCATTTAAGCCCCCCCCTCCAATTTCGCGGTCTTGCGAACGAAGGGAACAGGCCGGTCTGCCGTCATCGACCCCTGGACTTTCGACCCCCCCTCCCCTGCGGGTGACGGCGCACGGTGCCACGGATGCGCCAGGTCGAGCGGGCGGCCGTCGAGCCCTGCTCCGCGCAGCACGCCGTCGGCGTTGTGCTCCTGGGCCTGCTTGTGCGCGTCGTGGCATTGCTTGCACAGCGACTGCAGCGGGCCGTTGAAGAACAACTCCTCGTCGCCTCGATGCGGGTCGATGTGGTCGGCCACCCGCGCCTCCACCGTCTGTCCCAGCTCCATGTGCATGCGGCACAACGGGTGCGCCTGCAGCTGGGCCAGGCGCAGCCGCTTCCAGCGCGCCGAGTTGTAGAGGTGACGGTGTTGCGACATGGGCAAAGCAAAGCCCCCGCGTGCATCGCTGCAGCGCGGGGGCTTGTGTTCCTGACGGTCTGAGATCAGGTTGCGGGAATGTAGCCCAGTGATTCCAAGTTGCAGAAATTATTTCGCACGTCAGCTCACCGGCGCATAGTCGTCAAGCTCCGGGCACCAGTTGCACTTCTCGCACCGATGCTGGCCGTTCGCACAAACACACAGCCGTTCACGGCCGCAGTGCGCACAGACACCGGCGTACTCACCCAACCGCCACGCTTCCCGATGTTGACGGTCCTCATCCTGCATGCGTGCGATCGAATCACCTTCCATCACTTCCCCTCCAGCAGCCCACTCAGCTGCCGATGAATCGTACCGATCCGCTCCAGCACCGTCTTCGCCTGACACCCCAGCTCGGCGCCCTGCTCTTCCAGCGACAGCCGCTTGCAGTAGTGCACCACCACCGTGTTCCTCGCCCGCACCGTCAGCAGCGCCAACGCCGCATGCGTGCGACGCACATCGCCTGTGCCCTGTACCGTCTTGAGCGTCGGCGTCTGCCCTGGCGATGGTGGCGACCAGTCCTCGTGCAGCACCGACATCGTCGGGTAACCCGACCCATCAGCACCACCCACCACCACAGCCGCCCAGCGCTGCAGCGCCTCATCCACCCACGCGATCTTCGCCATCAGTTCATCCCTCCACCGTTGCTGGAG